ACCTACGGGAGAAGAGGGCAACCTCATCAAGGCTGAAAATTTGAAGTGGTGGAAACAAGGCGACAAGTTGCCAGAGTGCGAAGCCATTTTGATGTCGGCGGATACTGCATACGGAAAAAAGGAAACCAACGACTATAGTGTGTTGCAGGTATGGGGAGTTTTTCGCAGCATTCACACGGATAGCCGAGGAGTTGAGATTTCAGTTCCTAACTCGTTGTTGCTGGCGAATAGGCGCGGGCGGTGGGAGTACCCGGAGTTGCTGGAACAAGCTCGTCAATTGGTGAAGAAGTACAATCCTGATAGGATTATCGTGGAGAAGAAGGCATCCGGTGAAGTACTGGTGCCGGATTTGCAGCGGGCGGGGTTGCCGGTGGTGCCCTACGTGCCGGGGAAGGGCCAAGATAAGACAGCCCGGGTGCATGCGTGTCTTCGCTTCTTCGTCAGTGGGCGAGTCTGGCTTCCCGAAGGGGAAGATTGGGCCTACGATTTGGCGGAAGAAGCTTTGGCTTTTCCGAAGGGAAAGAATGACGACCAAGTGGACGCGATGACTCTGGCGCTTTTGTATCTCAGAGATTCGTATGTGTTGTATAACCAGGATGACACGGTAGCGACAGAAAACGAAGTAGCTCCGAAGAAGCGGAAAACATACTGGCGTACTTGATATTTGGCTCTATAGCTGGTAGGATTCCAGAATGATCGAAAACCCAAATCCCCCCGAGATGCTTGGCCTCCGACCCATTATTGTTGAGTTGGATAGCGAGGAAGAGGAAGAAACGTCGGTAACGGTAGAGGGACACGGGGCAAATCTGGCGGAGTATTTGCCAGAATCGGAGTTGGGGCTGGTGGGGTCGCAGGTTTGCGACAACGCGCAGGCCGATCTGGATTCGCGCAGCGAGTGGGAAAACCTAATCGTCAAGGGCATGGAGGAGTTGGGCCTCAAGATTGAGGAGACTGCAGAGCCTTTTGAGGGGGCATGTCGTGCCAACCATCCGTTGCTGCTTGAGAATGTAGTGAAGTTCCAAAGCAAAGCGGTGCAGGAAATTTTCCCTGCGGCGGGTCCCGTTCGGACCAAGGTGTGGGGTACCGCGACGCCGGAGAAGGAAGCGGCGGCAAATCGGTTGAAGGAGTTCCTCAACTACCAGATCCTGGAGGAGATGGTAGAATACTTTGATGAGACGGAAAGACTTCTTTTTGCGCTGCCCCTGGTGGGTAGTTGCTTCCGAAAGCTATATTTTGATACGGCAGTGGGCAGGCCGGTGGCGGAATACGTTTCCGTTGATCAGTTTGTGGTTTCCTACAACGCCCCCGATTTGCGACGGGCTGAAAGATACACCCACATCATCTATAGGAATCACGACGATCTGATGGGGGATATCGCGGCTGGAGTCTACAGGGATATTCAGTTGGGGCAGCCGGGGCTGGTCGAGCAGCGAGTCATCGCCGCAAAGATTGACGAGTTGCAGGGTGTATCCCAGCCCATCGATTTCAAGGCTCATGTTTTGTACGAGTACCACGGGTATTTCAAGTTTGATGGGTTGGATGAGACGAAGGCGGGGCCTCTTCCCTACGTAGTGACGGTAGACGCGGGTTCTCGAAAAGTTCTCAGCATTCGTAGGAATTGGGCTGAGAAAGACCCGAAGAAGCGAAAGCTGGAGTGGTTTGTCCACTATAGGTATGTCCCGACGATGGGTTTTTACGGGTTGGGGCTCATCCACCTAATTGGCAGTTTGTCGAAGACGGCGACGTTGACGATGCGGGCGCTGGTGGACGCGGGCATGTTTGCTAATTTGCAGGGCGGCTTCAAGTTGAAGTCCATGCGGGTGGTGGGCGGCAACGACCCGATTGGTGCGGGAGAATGGCGGGATGTCGATTCTACTGTCCAAGATATATCCAAAGCAATTTATCCCCTGCCCTACAAGGAGCCGTCTCAGACACTTCTGGCGCTGCATGACAAGGTGGTTATCGCGGGGCAGAAGTTTGCTGATACGACGGAGCAGGTGATTGCGGATAGCACCAATTATGGGCCCGTGGGCACCACGTTGGCATTGCTGGAAGCCTCCACCAAGTTCTTCTCCGCCACCCACAAAAGAATTCATGCTGCCCAAAAACAAGAATTCAAGATCCTGCGGCGAATCGACAAAGACTACTTGCGGCAATACCCCTACTCCATCCAGGGACTGCCTCCGGAAACTTTCCGTGCTGACATAGAAGCGGAAGTTGACATCGTCCCCAGCAGTGACCCAAATACCCCCAGCAATGCCCACAGGTTGACTAGGGCTACTACCATTCTGCAAATGGCTATGCAGAATCCGCAGATGCATGATTTGCGGGAAGTCTACAGGCGCGTCTACACGGCGATGGAAGTGGACAACCTGGACAAGATTTTGCCGCCGCCTGCCCAGGCAATCCTCGGAAGTCCTTTGGAGGATCTGATTGCGGCGTCCCAGGGGAAGCCGATCAAGGCATTCCCTGGCCAAGATCATCGCGCCCACATTATGGCGAAGACAGCATTCTTGCAGGATCCCATGGCGGGGGCGTCCCCCATGTTCCAGGCTGTGGCCCCGATGATCCAGGCCAATATCAGAGAACATATGCTGATGCAATACGCCGCTGCGGCAATGGCTGCGGGGCAGCCGGGGGAGGTTGGCGAAGCCCAGGCTATTCAGCAGCTTGCCCAGGCGCATCTGGCGCAGGCGCAACAGATGATGCAGCCGCAAGATCCCACAGTGCAGTTGGGCATGGCGGAGTTGCAGATGCGCGCCAAAGAACATGAAGACAAGATGCTCAATAACGCGGCGCAGCTTGCCATCCGCAACCGCGAGTTGAATTTGCGGGAACAGGCCCAGGACCAGAAGGGATACGTCGAGGGTCTCAAGGTGAAGCAGAAGGAAGCGGATTCTGTGCGAAAGTCAGCAACGGCAGCAGTTGCCGCCATTGGGAGGAAAACAGGTGCCGTCTAAATCTTTCTCGCAGGCGCGCATGATGGCGGCTGCAGCCCACGACCCTGTTTTCGCGAAGCGGGCAAAAGTTCCAACCAAGGTTGCAAAGGAATACAATATGGCTGATAAGCGAAGTGGATTTCTGAAGTCTGCCATGCGAGCCAAGGGCCCGGCTTATGCGGAGGGCGGCAAGGTGGAAGACGAAGACAAGGTGGATGCGCTGACTCGGCGCATGCGGGAAGATTCGGAATCTCGAAAGAAGCCGTCGCCTTCTGCTGTACCGATGAAGCCGCGTAGCGATAAGCGTAACCCCGACAGGGCGACTATCACTCCTCGGGTGTACGATAAGCCGCCGCAATACGCGAAGGGCGGTAGTGTGAAGGGGAAAGGGTGCGAGTCCAAGGGCGCCCGGCCAGCGAAGTATTATTGAGAGGAAATCGACATGATGAAGAAGATGAAGGGTGGAGACCCCAGCAAGCTTTCCACCGACAAGTTTTCTGCCCGAGCCAAGAGGGCTACGCTGCGGGGAGATGACGCAGGTACCTTCAAGAAGGGCGGAAAAGTGAAGAAGATGATGAAGGGTGGAAAGTGCTGAAACACTTCCAGAAAGCAATTGAGAATCGACGGCAGCAGATTGGTTTAGATTTGGCCTCTGGTGTCGTCGATTCATACGATAAATACCAGTGGCATGTTGGGTATTGTGCTGGTATGGTAGCTGCACTGGCAATCCTAGAGGAGATTGTGGATGCAGATGCCGACGCCGAAGAGTAGTGGCAATACTACTTGGTGGACCGATCCCACTGTTGCGGATCCCCAAGATCTTCCGGAAGTACGAGGATGGCGCATCCTGGTTCGCCCCATTCCCAATGCTCCCAAGACCAAAGGTGGAATCATTATTCCAGATGCCACCATTGAAACGATGGACCTTATCCGTAGTGTCGGGCAAGTAAAAGTTGTCGGCCCTATGGCGTATGGGAAGCCGGAAATGGGTGGTCGTTGGTGTGAGGTGGGGGATTACATTCTCTATCCCCGATACAGTGGGGCCAAGTTTTCGTATGGTGGGGTGAAGTTCCTACTCATCAACGATGACGAAGTGCTGGCGGTTATTAAGGATCCCGCTCGCATCAATGAGTAGGTATTGACAATACCCCTCAATTCTAATATCCTTATAACAGCGTAACGCAGGGTCGCAACTGTGGAAGAAGAAAAGAATACGTGGGTAGAGGTGGAGCCTCAGACTCCTCCGGAAACCCCCGAGACTCCCGAAACCAAAGCTGAAGACGATGGATCTGAAGCGGGACCCCGGGCCCAGAAACGCATCAAGCGGCTTCTGGGAGAGAGGAAGTCCCTCGCGGAAGAGAATGAACGTCTGAAGCAGGAAGTGGAGGCGGCCCGAACGGCGGCTGCCGAAGCTGCGGAGAAGGCCCGAGGCTCCGAGACCTCAGCGAATTCTGTCTACAAGCAAAGCTTGCAGGAGAAGCTGAAGGTTGCTGAAGCCCAGTGGCAGGCTGCTTACGATGCTGCCGACAAGGATACCTTGCTGGCGGC